CGGTAGCGCACTCGATGACTTCTCTAATTCAGCAGGAATGGATTTCATCAGAAGCCAAGGTGTAAAAGCCATTGATGCCTCTCAGGCCGGTAAAGGTATGCTTAATTCGGGAGCTACCGGACAGGCGTTGTCTGACTACGGAACAAATCTAGGTAAGACTTATCTAAATAACTATCTCCAAGACCTCGGGAGTCTAGCCGGTATCGGACAAAATCAGACTAACAGTCTTGTAGATGCAGGTAGGACTATGGCCTCTTCGGGAACTTCAAGCGGGTCAGGCACAGGAGCCAAGCCGGGTCTTCTACAGACTATTGCAGGCAATCCGGGTGTTCCGGCAGCTATTGCGGCTGCGGCTTAAAAGGAAGACAAATGGCAGGACTTCTTGACGATCTCTTCGGAATGCATTACGACAATACTCCGGGAAGTGTAAACCTAGGGCAGTATCCGGCAGATACGGCGGCTCCTTCACCCTCGGCTCCTACTGTTCCTGGGGCGACCTCTCCTAGTGCTACGGTTATGGCTGCCGCCCCTCCGGGTATTTCTAGTGTTCCTTCCGATCCTACGGCTAACGCTGCCGCCCCGACGGATTCGGCGACTTCTAGTGCCGATCCTATAACTATTCAAGGAGATACGTGGCATCCTGTCCATAGAAATGTCATAGGCCGTATCGCCGATGCCCTAGCTGGAAAGCCTATCTACGAACAGAGAATGCGTGACCGGGATATGCAAGATGCAATGTCTGTCTGGGACCCTGAGAACCCACAGGCGACTATAAGACGTATAGCTCAAATTCCTGGTATGGCCGGTACTGCTATTAACATGGCAGAGAAATTCGGCGATGAAAAAGACAAAGAAGACGCCAGAGCCATTCGTAATTCCGCCAAAGAAATGGTCATTGGGGACAGGCTCGGAGCAATGGCAGGAGCGGCGACCCCACAGAACTGGGGGGCGATGAGACAACAGATGGTTAACATGCTTAACGTCTGGGGTAAGAAACCAGAAGATTACGACATTCCCCAAAATTTCGATCAAAACTGGGCAGACTCTATGTCGAAGGGGGCTATTTCTGCGGCTAATCAGGCCCGGCTGGCCCAACAGAAGCAGATGGACCTTCAAAGATACTCTCTACAGACGCAAAGGCTGTCCCTTCAACGTCAGGAAGAAGCCGATAGAAATAACCACTTCGATATAAACCAGCAGAACCGGACAACTAAGAACGCCAAACCTTTTAGTTACGCCGACCCCGATTTCGTCCAGAAGGCCGGAGGTCCTGCCATTATCAGTGGCGACAGGATGCACATGGTTGTCACTAAACCTGACGGTACGGAGTGGGGCTTTCAGAATGCCGGAGACTCTAACGGCAGGACCAATTGGATTCCTCTCGGAGAGACCCCGGCCAGTATTAAGAGACGACAGGCTCTCGCCGCACAGCAAGGACAGTAATTGCCCAACCCTTTCGACGACCCCGATAACGCAGCGATGTTCAAAGAGTCTGATCCATTTTCAGACCCTGCCAACGCAAGTATGTTCTCTTCTGCTAAGACACAGCAGCCGAAGTCTGGTTGGAGACAACTAGTTGACGGTATTAAGAACAGGGATTGGGGTAATACCGCAGACGTCGTCTCTGACTATGCCGAAAGGAATCTTGTAGGTCTTCTAGGGTTGGGTGTCGGTGCCGCTACTGGTAATCCAGTACAGGGGCAAGTCGTGAACGAGACTCTTATGAGTAAGCTCGGTAAGCCTCCTATACCGCAGGACAAGGCAGATACGTACATAGGTCAGGCACTAGGCGGAGCCGCCGCTTCTATTCCTTTTATGGGCCTAGGAAGTCCTGCCGCGATAGCCGCATCTGGGGCAGGTTCTGGCGTAGGCGGGCAGATCGGCTCGGATATCTCCGGGGGTAATCCCTATGCAGAAACGGCAGGAAGTATCCTCGGCGGCGCACTTCCGTTTGGGCCACACATGATTAACGGGGTCAAAACAGGAGCCGCCATTCGAGACGGCGCTTCCAATCCTGACTTCGGGAAGATGATTGATATTACTATGGGTAGCGAGAGCCGGTTCAATCCAGATGCTATCTCCCCAAAGGGTGCCCGTGGATTGATGCAGGTCATGCCAGATACAGCCCGCGATCCCGGCCACGGTATTCGTCCTAGTAATGGAACTCCGGCTGATGACGTCCGGGTGGGTACACAGTTGTACGCTGCGCTTCTTTCTAAATACGACCACGACCCCGAAAAGGCTTGGGCGGCTTATAACTGGGGTGAAGGTCGTGTCGATCATGCACTGTCTAAATACGGGGATTCGTGGCTTGAACATGCCCCGGAAGAGACGCAGAAGTACGTCGAAGGGAATATGCTGAAGCTGACCGGAGGTCGAGAATTGACCGGTCCTGCCGGGCCTGACGGTTTACCGACTAACGGAAGTGTTCCTTCTATCCAAGCCGAGAATATCGCCCGTGTGATGAACGACCAAGGAATGCTGGAAGCGTTAAGTCGTCCTCCGGAAGAAGGGACTCCTAGCGAACCTCTACCAGAACCCAAAACCCCCGAGGCCACTGCTCCGTCTGAAGTCTCTTCAACTCCTGTCCCGCCTAGTGAACCCATCCCAGATGTTCCTCTGCCGGATAACGCCTCTGCCGATATGTCTGCCGAAATTCCTGAGATGGCGGAGTATCAAGAGGCGATGTCTCAACAAGAGCCATTACACGGCGAAGAACCTCCTTCCGAGACTCCGCCCTCCGGCTTCGAGAACTGGTTCCAAGATTCACTCCCTGACAACCATCCTATGGCTGATCTTTCTCCCGAAGAGAAGCTTCAGAAAGGTCTGACGGAAGCCAAGCCGATTGCCCGAGAGCAAGCCGATATGGATGCAGCGGCGCGAAGTAACCAAGCGTCGGAGCTTGCTGCGCTACAAGGTCAAGGCGGAGGCCTTTCTGGCCTTGGTAAACAGATGAACTCTTTGAAGGGCGGGTTGGATAACGCCGACTTTACTCCGATAACTGATAATTTCACTAAGACTGACGTCGATCAATTAGTCAATCGGATTAACGACAGTTCTCATCTTTCTCCGTTTGACAAGCTAAAAGCACATACCGGATTACTGAAATTGCTAAATCCAGAGGGTGGTCGTGTCCCTGCCAAGTATGAACTAAAGGCTTTGTCTCGGGTCCTAGGCGGTAATACCGTAGCCGCGATGGAACGCGCCGGGGTTAAGACTTATAAGCCAACGTCGATGCTTGGTAAGATTTGGAACACGGTCAATGCCGCCAAGACGATTGGAGATTGGTCAGACCTTACTAAGAGTAATGCGACTATGTTCCTTACTCCCGGCTACTGGAAGGCTTTGGGTACTTTCGCCAAAGGCGGATTGTTCACCGAGAAAGGATACGTCGCCGCTAGGACGGCACTACGCGAGCATCCCGATTACAGCTATGTAACAAGGATGGATATCGCCCATACAGGCAATGCAGAGGCGCTAGGCCAGCACGAGGAAATCTTCAAAGACAACCTCCTAGAGCATGTCCCAGGTCTCCGTACGATTATGAAGTCCAGTGAGCGAGTCTATTCAGGCGTAGCCAATATCGTCCGAGACCACGCCGCTCTGAAAATGATCGAGAAAGACCGCGCCGCAGGTATCGACGTAGACGATCCAGAGTATCTCAAGCGGGCAGGTGATCTAATTAATACATTGACCGGTCGGGGCTCTTTCAAAGGGAGTAAGCTCGGTAACGCCTTCGAGACCGGTATGCCTGCTATCAGCAAGGTCCTCTGGACGCCTCGTCAGTATGCCTCGTGGGCTAAGATGACGGCGCAAGCGGTGAATCCGATGTGGTGGACGAAGGCGTCTCCTGCAATGAAGACGCAAATGGCCTCGGGGGTCGTTTCTCTCGCCGGATGGACAATCAGCAATCTCGCAATAGCTTCAGCTCTCGGTTATCAAGTCCACAAGAACGTCCTCGATCCTCTCTTCGGAAAGTACAAAATCGGGGATACGCTATACGACGCCTCTGCCGGACGGGCTTCGACTATCCATGCCGTAGCCAAGGCGGCGATGCTTCTTGCTACTGGTGCCGAGAAAGGTCACAAAGGCGATTTGAAGACGTCTGGTGACGTCGTGATGCACTGGATGAGGACTCACGCCTCTCCTGCCGCCGCTTTGATTGAGAATCAGTTCGAGGGGAAGAGTCTTCGACATCCGATTAATGCCATAGGTAAAGAGCAAGATTGGTTGGCTTCTGACAGGACAAATCCATTAGGAGAGGCCTTGACTCCTATGAGCCTTGAAGGGACTCTCGATGCCGCGAAGCACTACGGATATACTAACCGACAGACTTACGAGACAGGTATCGGTGAGATGCTAGGGCGTCAGGCTACGACTATGGAACCTAAAAAAGTCGATCTCAGAGGGTTTGGTAATTCCTCTGATGATCCGTTTAATGATCCCAGTAACAAAGGATTCTTTAAATGACAGTTCGTCAAGAAGAAAGACTGATTCAATCTGAAAGGCTAGTTCGCGTGGAGGAACGGGTCGAAGAATTAAAAGAGACAGTAAAACAATTAGATCAGAAGATGGACTCTCTTCTTGAAATGAAGAACAAAGGCGTCGGAGCTTTTTGGTTGGCTACGACACTGATCGGTATTGCAATAAGTGTATTCTTTAGCAATCTCTGGCACTTCCTAGGATGGAAATAATGATAGATTACCTTAAAAACAGACTGAAAGAAGCCTCGACTTGGGCCGGTCTTGCGGGAGTATTCGTAGCGGCGGCGGCTGCCGGGTATCCTAAGATGATTATTGGGTCTTTTGTCTGTGGCGCCATCGCTATTTTTACCCCTGATTATACCCCGCCTAAATGACTCCAAGTGACGCCTGCTACCATCTCACCGAAAGCTCTGAAGGCTGTGTCCTCCGGGCTTATCAAGATACCGGAGGCGTCTGGACTATCGGCTACGGCCATACTAAGAACGTCAAACCCAATGACGTAATAACTTCTGCTATGGCGCAAATCCTACTAGAGCATGACATGGAGTATGCGTCGTCTGTAGTAAATACCCATTGTCTTCCTTGTACTCAAAACCAATTCGACGCCCTCGTCGATTTCGTATTTAACGTCGGACCTTCTCAATTCCTAGGATCGCATCTTTACCAGTATCACGTCTCCGGCGAATACGACAAAGCCGCTGCCGAGTTCCCTAAGTGGAAATACGACAACGGCAAAGTAGAACCGGGGTTAGTCGTCAGGAGGGGTTTGGAGCAGTCCCTGTACAGCCGCCAAGAACCTGAAGAAGACCATCCGCATACTGACGGACAAGGACATTCTGTGTCTTCAGTTCCTTGTTCTGTTCCTGCAAATCAGGAGAGAGATGTCTCCCAATCTTCTCTGGCTCCGCCTGCACAATCTTCAGAAACTGTTCCGGCGTCAAACAACGAACCGTCTGGATTCGTGGCAACGGCTCTGGCTTTGCTAGGCCGCATCCTCCCAAAGAAATAGCCGCTATCAGTAAGATGTTCTTAAAATGCATTCTGGACCTCGTCTGAGTCTACGGAGACTTCGCAGGGTTTCGCCCTAGTCGCCCCAATTTCCTTAATAATAGTATCAACTTCTTTCGGGCCTTGGACGACCTTAATCACATTCTGATCTGTCTGTCTAAGCTGGTCGTTTTGTCTTGAAGTCATATCTGCTATCTTCGCATTCAATTTACCGATGATGACTTCGTCTTGGTCGTACTTGACATGCCAAGAATGAATCATTGTACTTTGGACGTAAATACTTCCCCCAATCGCCGCCGCGATAACTCCTCCTGCGATATATGAATAAGGATTTAGTAAACCCATGAAATCGCTCCTATTACTGTTTGCATCGTTTTCTGCCAGCTTTACAATCCCGGTTCAATACCAAGGAGGGGCAACCTTTCTGATAACCGTAGTGACTACGCAGCAAGAGCTAAATCACTATTGTGGTATCGCTCCTGTAGGATATCGCTACGACGGTTGCAAATTAGATAACGGTACGGTGGTCGTAGGTAATCCATGTTTTTATAAGGAAGCCAAGGATATCCATTCTTTTGCTCACTTACTTTGTCACGAGAAAGCCCACGTAAACGGTTGGGACCACGGGCCTTCGGTACAGTAATTAGTCTCCGATAGCTCCGAATTGCTTTGCAAATACATCTAGTGAGATGATGTAGAACTCTACAGGGTCGGGAGATGCCTGACGGACAATCGCCGTATCTCCGTCCCATAGCATCGCATCGAAGATTAGTGAGGAAGCAAGTTCTTTACACCTCACACAAACCGCCGACGCAAGCCAGTTCTTGGCTTCCTGTGGTGAAATCTTCAGCCTCGTAATTCTTAAGCTCGTCCCAGTTAATCTGGGCGGGCATTTTTTGTACCCAGGTGTTATACTCTTCTTCAGTCAACGTTTGGTAAGGTGCCTGCGGATACTCGGTAGGGTCAAAAGGCAGAAAAGAAACGCCACTGACGATATCGAAGTTATCATAGACCCATGCCGCAACAGGAAGCCATTCGTCTTCTGCAACGCTAACCGTAACGGAAGGTTTGTGCTCACACCAGTTCTCTTGGAAGTTTTTCCAGATGTCTAGAAATTCTCTAGCACCGAGGTTTGAACGGACAGCAGAAAATCGTGGACTTTGCTGAGGGAAGTAAAAAACAATCGCTGCTGCATTCCGTTTATCTGGTTCATGCGGTATACCAGCATCAATGAGAAATTGTGTGATTGGGTCCTTTGCATCGTTACGAACACTGCGAAGATAATACGGAGCCCATCTCGGATGGATACCAGAAGCAGAATTGACAAGTTGAGAAACAGTACCACTAGGCTTAACACAGGTAATGGCAGCAGAGCGAGGTATCCTAAGACGATCTGCCCACTCTGCGTTGATTTCGTTAGCAAGGTCTTTAAGTTCATTTAGTATTCTCCCGCTAGCGGTCCCAAAAAGGAGCTTGTTGTCTGCGATGCCGGTGAGCGAAACTCCGAGAAGTCTCTCTTCCTCCGTGTTCTTTTTCCAGATTTTACGGAGGTATCGGAAGTCTGTGAAGGTTGATTGTATAGTACCGAGGATTGTAGCGAGGCGAACTTTCCTTCGAAGTGACTCTTCCGTGTCGTCAGCTCGGCAAACGACTTCAGTGAGGTTGCAGAACTGAAAGGGTCGAAGGATAATTTCGCTGCATGGGTTAGTGCCAAAGTCAAAGTCCGGGTTGCGTTTGCCAAGCTTCTCGACGATTCTTCTAGAAGCATCTCGATTGAAGATGCCTCTTTCTCCTGACTTGCTGTCATACAGTGACTTCCATTCTTTCAAGAACTCGCCGACGTCCGGCTTACCATTATATACCGCGCTGTTATTTGCTAATTGACGGTGTACGTGTCCGTCCCACCACCTACCACTCTTAGCGGCAGCCATAGGTTCGGAACCGAGATCGGACAGGGATATCATCGCACTCCGACGTACACCGCCAACTACTACGACGTCAGCGACCATACAGAGAAGGTCGTGACATTCCAGAGACGTTAGCCTTCTTCCGGCGGCACCTCTGAAAAGCCGTACGGTAAATTCAAATAACCGAACGAGCGGTTCGGGTCCTGAAGCTCGTCCGCCAAACGTTCGTAGTCTGCTACCAGCAGGTCGAACTCGTGACACATCCCATAGGGGAACTTGACCTGCAATAAGCAAGGTGATGATTTCTCGGAAGGACTTAGCCCATCCCTCTTTACTATCGTCAACGACAACAACGGTGTTTGTGTCAGAAAATTCCTCCGTAATCCTAGGGAGTTGTGAAACGTACTTCTCTTCAACTGAGAAGCCTACGCCTGTCCCGCACATCAAGATGTACATAGCTTCGTCGAACGAGCGTGGACTGTCTACGGGCAGATAGGCACAGTTATAAGCGCCGACGTTGCACCTATCTAACGCAGGACCCGCAGTCATCATTGCCCTCATACTGGGCATGACTTCCATATTTAGGACGGCTTTAAAAAGCTCATCCATATTTTCATCTTTACCTGTCAAAGATAGAACAGCTAGATTGTAATAATTAATGAGACGTTCTACTGTCTCGGTCCAAGTCTCTCGTCGGCCTAAGTCATCCCGCCAACGTGCGTAACGTGAGGCATGTATAAATCGTTGGTAGTCATCCATTCGGTATGTGAAATCCTATTCTATCTTGCATCCTACAAATTTGATTACCGAGCTTGTCTACAAGACCTGTGTAAGTCACTTTCGCCCCGTCTACGTCAGGAGTGTAGTCTTGAGAACGGGCGTCGGGCCATAGGGGAGTTTCTACGTACAACGGTTTCGCCAGAAAAACATAAGTCATTCTTTAGGCGCTTTCCCTAAACCGAAGAACTCATACAAGTCTTCGTCGGCGTCGTGTTCACGCAGCTCGTCGAGCAGGTGCCGCCTTCGATCCCGGACTCTTTGATGGAATGACGAATCCCCCAAAGCCTTCGCCACTGGATTTCGCTTCTTGTAGTTCATAATAACGCTCTAGGAATTCTCTCTTGGCTCTACGCGGCTGCCAACTTTCAAGGTCAACCATCTTCTTGAAGGGCTCTACGACTTCAGCGGTGTACTTCTCGTACATCGGCCACTCACTTTTGTCTTCTTTGACGTACAGTTTCTCTAGAATAAGCATAACCGTATCGGCCTCTTTTACGGAAGCGGGATACGGATACTCAAAAGAAAACTTCTTGCTCATCGCACTTTCGATGGAGACTTCCAGTTCTTTGAAGATTGGTAAGGCCCACTTCAACGGCGTAGGAAGATCGTTAGTAAAAGCCTCCGCCGTGTCGTGCATCAACGCCGTAAATTCATCACCAACAGGAACAATACGACTAGCGTTAACAAGGTGCTGAGCAACGCTGTAGAACCTAGGGAGATGGCCCGAAAACCTGCAAACATTACTAAGAGCACTAGCAATATCGTCAATAGTGACATCACTTTCCTCCGGCTTGTTATAGTTAAAATGTCCGCCGGAAAGGAGTGAAATCCACTGGTCGCCTTTCTTAGCCTTTGTAACGGTCATCGTTTCCTGTACCTTTCGCTATTTGCTCAAGCAGAAATAGAGTACAACAGCCAGCATGAGCCATGTGGGACAGACCACTCTCGGGGTCCAAATCTTCTCCATCGTTGAAAGCAAGCAAGTGACGCAAGTTAGCTCCAATAAGCCGACTGTAATCAAAGCCTCCGCGCCAATTATGGGCAGCATATTTCTTAGCCCCAAAGGTAAGGACGTCACCGATCATCACCAAAGGAACAGTAGGAAGAAGCTCTACTCGACATTTCTCAGCGTCGTTCTTTATTCCGACTAGGTTTAGCTTTTCGTTCGCTCGCTTCAAACTCAATTCCTTCCTCCTTCGCTAGTTTCTCGAAATGCTCGTGAAGGACTTTCCAAGTCTCGTCTCCGTCGTTGCCCTCCCAAATCCCCCAGAAGAAATGCTTAGTCATCGGTATCCTCTACGTCTATCCATTCAATAATCTCCTTTAATTCGTCCAAAACGGCTTCGACTTCATCAGAGAAGGCGTCGATGATATCTCCTACGGTAACTCCGATACAGTCGGCAAAATCACCAGCTTCAAAATAATCACTCAATGCGTCACGGAGATATTCGTTCACTTTTAAGCTACTTTCTTACGCTTTCCTGAGAACCAGGCCCGACACCTTCTGTTCATACACTGGTGTCGTTGAATTTCAAAGTACCGGGTGTACCGCTTACCCCGGCGTTGGGTGTTCTTACTGTGGCAAGTCGGGCAGACTTCTGCACCGATTGCTCGTAGGATTGGATGATCTGCTATATACGGACGTAGATGTTTGTACGCTTTCTCGGTGATAATGACGTCACCCTTGCAATACTCAACCATCCTCCTCCGGGCGTCTTTGTCTCCGTCCATTACCTTCTTCCACAACGGGAAGCCCTCATGTTCGACTTTCTTGCCGATGCCGAGATAACGGACGATGTAATCGAGCTTGTTACTAAGGAATTTGAAGTAATTCTTTACGACTTTCTGTAAGTCGATGTGGGTCAACTGTGGAAGAGGTTGGAGTTTATACCTAGCAATCTCTGCCCTAATCCAAGGAATGTCGAAGCGTATGCCGTTCTTACTTATGACTGCATCGGACTCGGTTATTAACTCTATCGTCCGATTGAGCATCTCTTTCTGAGACATGTCCCAATTCGTGTCACAGTAAACCTCTTTCTCTCCTACGAATTTATATCCGATACAGAGAATATAAGGATGCTCTTTTACTTGATCTACTCCGAAGTTCGCATTATACAAAGGACCCCAACCGTATAACTCGGCTGGCGCTGTCTCTATGTCAATGACGAGCAGTCTAGGTTCGTCCATTAGGTTTCCTCTTAATCGGCCTTTTCTTCTTAGGAACGAACCATCCGGTTCCTCCATCGACGTAATCGGCCATTTTTCTTAATAGGGTCCCGTCTCTATGACGACCTATAACCCTGTGATTGCAATACTGGCAGAGAAGTCCTCTGATCTCGCCTGAGATGTGGTTATGATCTACTGCCAATCTAGTCTTGAATTCTGACTCGTGTCGTTCACAAAGGGCGCACGAGTTCTTCTGTTTACGAAGAAGTTCGTTATACTGGATAAGAGTCAGCCCGTACTTCTGCATTAGATGCCGAGCCCTTGCCTTTTCCTTTTGACAGGACTTATCGAGGGATGTTTGCTTCGTCAACGGGGGTAATCGTAATCATAACAAGAGGGATGTGGTATTCACGAATGACATTGACGTCTGAATAGAACTTCGTGATACCTCGTTCGTCTGTCTCGTGATGGGTAGCCGTAAAGATGTCAGTCAGATTGACTTGTTCGGCCCCTAGCCACTGATTGTACTCGACTTCGTAACAACGTAACGGTAGAAATCTTCGTTCATTACTCATCCTGTTTCCTATACTTGTCTGTAAGACTTTCGACGGTGACATGGACTTCGTCGAGAAATTCTTGAATACTGTTTTCTAATCTGGCGATCTCTTCGTCGTCTCGCGGGACTCTCTTAATGAAGAGTTGCATGTCTTCTGGCATACGAGGATCGAACGAGACAAAGTCACACCACTTCCTCCCCGTGCAAGCCATTTGCCACATCATCTGCTTGATGTACCTGTCGTTAATCTCTTCGTTCAGAAGAGTCTCTATGTGCGTAGCCTGTGTAGGGCACTTAATCTCTATCAGCCCGTCTTCACCGACTAATCCGTCGGGAGAAGCTCCGGCAGAAGGAACATTCGGATGCTCAACAAAACCTACCTCGGTGACGACATTGCCCGTCTTTCTGACGTAGGCTTCTCGTGCCGGACCTTCCTGTTCAACCCCCCACTCAATGTATTCGTTGGTGTAAGGTTCGGGGTCCTTACCTGTTAGTCGTTCTGTAACCAATTGCGCTGCATAGTTCTTTCTACTGGCGGCATAGTTACCGTTCCGTATCGTAGCAAGGATATCGGCTATACGAGAAGCGGTGACTTTCCCCCTACGACTTGCAAACCATTCTTCGCTTCTCTGTTCCAAACGTTACCTCTAAAAATGGTGGTGGCGGCGTAAGTTTAACGACCTCTGCTCTTATCTCTCGGAACGGTCATGCGAGCGGCCACCGGTCAGGCTAAAGGAGATGAAAAAGCCTGACGAAACTGTGTTGCCGTGAGAAACCCGTCTCCAACTAGGGTATAAATTCTACTCGGGTCAGTCAGTTGGACGTATAGACCCTCAAACGGCAATCTCGAAACTGTGGCGGCTGGTTGGGTTCAGGGGCAGCCGCCCACCCCACCTAGTTAAGCAGCCGGAGGCGTATCGCTCGGAGCCGCGTCAGTAGTGGCCGGGGCCTCAACCGGAGCAGCCACTGGCGCAGGAGCCGCAGGCTCGGCACCCGCAAGAGCGTCCGCCGCACCCGTCAGCCGAAGCGTCAGAGCGTCGATAACTGACTGATTGTTATTGTCGGTCGCTGGGTTCTTCAGAATGGTGACGGCCTCGTTAATCAGGGAAACTGCCCGCTCAACTGCTGCCGAAAGTCCTGTGAAATCTTCTACCATAACTACAAATCCTTCCTCTAAATCTCTAATGCGTTTAAAAATCTTGCCGAACTGATGCTCGACAAATCGGATTAACTCTTTATTATCCATCGAGGGGATCGCCCTCTACGGCTCCTTCTTCGAAATCTTCGACAGGTTCTGCGAAGTTATCTAGATACTTACTATCCTCCGGAAGCGGAGCGAACTCCTGTCGTTCGTATGGTTGGAGTTCAAGGACTCGAATGGCCGCCGGATAGACCCCATAACGGGCAATCTTCGCCTTGTCTTTACCGTAGTCTACAACACGGAACTTGACTTCGACGGTGCTTCCGTTACCAATTTTGATATCGGGGTCCCAGCGACGATCACGCGCATCGACGACCGTGATAGGAAAATTCGGTTTGCCATTCGCCTGAATTTCCCGCTGCTTGAACTGGATGAACGTCCCTCGTTCGTCGTCTTTGTTCTTGAGTTTGTGCTCAATCCCAAGTTCCTTAATCTTCTTCAATCCGTCGGCGTCGGGAGCGAAATCAAAAGTCCATTCATTTCCGTCGCGGTTGTAGTTGGGGACAGGCGAACCGAGGACCTTCGTCCAATAAGTCTTCCCCGTTACGTAACTGAATTGTGCCATTAGTTATTCTCCGGAATATAGTGAGTCCGATTAGCAGCATCGACAGCCGTGACGGGTTCGCTGTAAAACACATTGCCTTGGCGTCGTTCAAGCTGATCGACTCGCTGTTGTAAATCAGCAACCTGCTCCTGCGAAGAATGTACAGATGACACAAAATCGAAAGCAACGTTTATCACTGTTACAAATCCTATGGCTGATAGAATTGCAGCAACACCCAAAAGGACTACGGTAAAACCGTCGCATTCATTGGTAGTAGTTTTCTTTTTAGTCAATTTCTATTAAACCTTTCTCTGAAATTTCTCTAGAATAGCTTTAGCAAACTCTACAAGTTCTTCAGGAGAAGCATTACTTTTCATAATATTTGCTTTCCATGAAATAACTTCAACATTACCTTTGATGTAGCCTTTGTTATTGTCAATTCTATCTAAAGAAGGTGAATACATTCTATCTGTATTGATAGGAATTTTTAAATATGGACAGACTTCAGGAATAACAATATCCTCAATTGTTAAATTAAACTCTAGTCCTTTTTTGGAAGCTCGTGCTTTGCTTCTTGATAAAATTCCGGAAGCTGGATTAGACGCCTTCCACTTTTTGTTATAAGCTTTTTCTTTTCTTTAGAAGGTTTGTAATTCTTTTTCTTCCGGAAGATCACTAAATATTCCTATCAACCATTACCAGCATTATACACTACTTTTGAGCTTTTGTCAAGTAAAAAATTAGTGCGTTTCGGCCCATGTCTTCCCTACCTTTGCGTCACAATCCATTGGTACTCGGTACTTGAAGAACTCACCAGCCCGCTTAAAACAATCGCGGCAAATATGAATAAACCTATCGCAATCCCCCTCAAAACAATCGTACTGGTGTTCATCGTGAATGTCTCCGACCTTGAGAACGTCCAAACCTTCTTTTCGAACTGCCGCGTCGATGTAGATAGCGGCGAGTTTCATAATACGACTCTCGTCGCCTTGTAGGAGGTAAGGAATGACCGTATGTGGATGCTTTACTACGACTTTGCTGCCGTCGATTAGACTTATCCGGCCTGTCCTACGTTGTTCGTTCTTAAGTGTGTTCAGAAGTTTTGGAAAACCGGGGACCTTATCAAAGACGAGCTTCTTCGCGGCTTTAGCCTCTTTCAAACTGATCTTTGCTTCTGAAGCGACGCGAGCGTCTCCTGCACCCATGACAATTGCGTAGTAGAGAGTCTTAGCAAGTCTTCTTCCGGCATTATCAGGAGTAAGTCCCCAGTTGTCTCGATTAACCGAGTGCGGGTCAGCAGCGAGAACAGCCTTGGTGAAAGCGTCGTCATTAAGCCAGTGGGCGAGGTTCCGCATTTGCATTGACTTAGCGTCAACTCCAACCAGCATACGATTTCCTGGTCGGTGAACCCATAGGTCCCTCGCTTCGTACGTATAATATCCAGCAACGCCAAGAATAGGCTTTTCATTGTCATCTACCCGTACAGAAGGAATATTAGCAGTATTAGGCTTGTCGTGACGATATCGCAAAGAAGAAGCCAGCCATAAATTCCCGTGGATACATCCGGTTTTTTCATTATACAAATCTATCCAATTTCCTACGGCGTTGGCTCTACCCTGCAACGCCATCCATTGGGCAATCAGGGAGACTTCTTCGATACCGCTTTCTTCGACGAACTCTTGTAAGGACGGGACGAGTTCTCCGTTGTCAGTTGCCTTAGGGTTTCCACCACCTCCCTTGTCCGTCTTTGGTGTGAACTCTCGCGGCTCCCAGCCGAGTGCAGTAAGTTTCGCAATTCGTTGAGCCGGACTTCCAAGGTTAAACTCAACCCAATCAAATACTCGATATCCTCCTTCTCCTGTGAGCTCAAGTTTGGGATATCTTGCTTCGTGTTTTCTATAGTTTGCTGTAAAGCTTCCATCTCTTTTGTAAGCGTTTCTAAACTCCCCAACGCAAGTAAGTATGGGAGGGAATCGTGCATAAATCTTCTCCTTTAATTTCTCTTGCTGACTTCTTATTTCAGCGAAGAGTTCGCCAGCCCGCTGTACGTCAAAAGCAAATCCATTTCTTCGCTGCTGTCTAATAATCGCCCAAGCACGGTGCTCAATGCTACAGCCGACTTCGGTGAAACCAATCTCGCGCATCCTAGAACTAAGGCGTAAGAAAACCTCAGTAGTAATACGTGTGTCCTGCTGACAGTATTTCGCCATTTCTTCGGAGTAATGTGAGAAGTCATGGAAGTCTATTTTCTCCATTCCAACCCGCTTCGCCCACTCAGAAAGGCTGTGACCGCCCTCTAACGTAGGCTGGTAGAGCATGCTTAGGACGAAGGTGTCGATTATCTTTGTTACCGGGACATTGAGTTCAAGCAAACGGTTACAGGTGGGAATGTCGAATTCGATGCCATTATGAGTAACCCAATAGCAATCGCCCCGAGCAGAAATAAACCTGCGAATATCCTCGTGGCCGACAAGAGTATGCTCCTCTTTGGTGATGACGTTCTTGACACAGGCGACCCAAATCACCGTGGCGTTTAAATCGTCCGTCTCAATGTCAATTGCCCAGTGTTTATTCGTTGCTGTAAGATACAATTACCCGACACCTCTTGCAAATCTTACAAAACATTTTCTGAATATAACCGAAGGAGTGATCGCATTTAGAATGCAACTTCGTAGTCTCGGATTGTTCCACCTTCTTCATAACGAAGAACCTCCTCTGGGTTAAGCTCAGTCAACCGACCTGTGATACCATTATAAGACAACCAACAAGCAGGGCCAGTACGACCAGAAAATCTATTCTTTTCGACAACGAGCTTCGTGACATTTCGTCTCCATTCGTCTAGGTCGGTGTTGTCTCGATACATCTTAATGACGATGTTCGCTAGTTGTTCGACACCGGCGGTGCCTCGAATTTGGCCTTGACGGTTCTGATGGATGACGCAAATCAGTGATAGATTGAGTTCCATGCACAACGTCTTTGCCTTCGTCGCAATCTCGTCTAGCTGCTTACGCTCATCACCAGATTGATCGCTGACAACGATACTGAGGTGGTCAAGAACGATATACCGGCAACCAAGCGCGGCCATGTGCCTGATCTTGTCAAGAACAGCGTCCACAGCGTTGCTGCCAAAGTGATCCCAGATGACAACACGAGAGTTGTTAACGACAGCATCATAAGCATTCCGAAGCTCGTCCACTGTCCGCTCGGTATCAGGGAGGTGATAAGGTTTATTGTTGTGGATACTAAGCAGGCCCAAAGCAGTATCGTAATTAGGTTCTTCCAAGTGAATGAAACCAACGCCGTAACCTTTCTCTATACACTCAGGGTTCATCAAGAGAGCGTATTCAATCTCCTTAAGAACGCTTGTTTTGCCAATACCTGTTTCTGCCGTAAGGACAACCATTTCAGATAGTCTGAGACCATAAGTAAGGCGATTGAGTCCAGCAAAGGGGTAATCGACTTGAAAGTGTTTCGGTCTATTGTTGATCTCTTCCCAAAGATCAGTTCCGATCTTAAGTCCGTCCGGCATAAACTTCGGTGCCGACCACCACTCATGCGAGTATTCCTTTCCGTGTCCGGCTAGTTTATATTCGTTGGCGTCCTTGTGGAGCTGGTGTCGCATGATGCGAACCTTGCCCGGTGGAAACAATCCAGCAACTGCCTTGGCTGCTTTTGTTCCTGCATCGTCCGCATCAAAGCTGATGACGATATGCTCGAAAGATAGAAGGTATTCATAGTTCCTCTTTACGTCTTGAAGGGCCGTACCCGTGCCGTTAAGCACAGACACCACCGGCCACTTACTCCCTAGGAGTTCGTAGGCAGAAAGGGCGTCGTATTCGCCCTCGGTGATGGTTATATACTTAGCTGATTTCGGAGGGAAGAGATGCTGACCGAACAGCTCGTGTTGCTCGCCCGACCACTTCTGGTTTTTCTTGTCGTCTAAGGCGCGGAACTTAGTCCCGACGTGCCTCCCGTCGTGGAAGGCGGGGAAATAATCCCTTCCGTCTTCCCGCCAGACTTTATATCGTTCGCAAGTTTCCTTAGAGATTTTGCGGTCGGGCAGGTTTGTGAACCTATCCCCCAGTTCGATAAGGGGACGCTTAGGCTTGGTAACTGTGGCAGATGGGGTATGCCCCGTCCGGGTCCCATTGTCATTACTATCTCCCTTGGGTGGTACGTTAATCCCGCAAACGAAACAGTGTCCCCAACCGTTAGGCTGAAGCTTGTACCCGTCTGACGAGGGGCATTCGGGACACTGTCTCCCTTCGGGGTCTTTCGGCTTGATAATAATGCGTATACTCCTCTAGTAACTCTACGAAGAGTATACACTAGTTTTACGGATTTGTCAAGTTCTTTTTACCAACTCTGTATTCTGGTTCACTATTCTTAGAGTAGAACCGGACACGAGAGTCCACGTCCGGCACTCTAGCAAGCTGCGCCGCCCGACGTTGCGTTAACATGTAAGCCCGTGCTGCACTATTTCTCTGTGGTGTATGTTTAAGCATAAATCTCATCCTCAATCATTTCTGCAAATTTTTCCTCATCAGGTTCAAAGTCATCGGAATAGTCTTCCGTCTCATCTTCCCCGTACGACTTCTTGAACTTGCCGCTGAATGCGGTCTCGTAGATAATCTGTTGGCACGTAGTACACGGAACGCTTCTCATTTCCTTGTCAAGGGAAATCTCGCCTTCAGAAAGTTCCACATCGCAAATGTAACACCTCAATTATAATTCCGTTCTTTGGTATAATAAGGGTCTCCCCAATCGTATAGGAGCTGTTGAAAGTCTTCGAATTGTCTGTCGTCATTCAACCATTCACCCAATTCAAGATATTCCAAAAAGTCTACAATATTGCTTAGTAATTTATCAATATCGTCTTCGCTCATGGCCGCATCCCACTGTCATCAACAAAACATCTAGGATACGGTTCACACACGTGAAGAGGCCCTTTCTTAACTACGTGATGGTGGTGCGGTCCGTCCCAATCGAGCTCAAGGATAGGATGAAAGACTAGAAGACACCCGGATAACGAAAATGCCAATAAAGTCATTAGAATATACTTCATTTAATTACTCTTGGTTCGGTTTCAGATTGAATAACCAATCTAGCCCCGCAAGGCAGTAAGCGACCGTGAGGACTATAGATAACACGACACGATCCAACCACTTCCATTTCGTGAGCGTAGGTAGCTTTTCCATATTTACCTTTCTGAAATCGCACAGGAGGATCATTCCTTCCGTGCTTTCTGTTTGCGTCAATCACATTCCTGTTGATGTGTGTGTAGTACGTCATAGTCCTTTACTACTGTTGTAAGGCTTGCTCTCAAGACCTAACATCTCTTCTATCTTCCGAAGCTCTCGGAGAGCATTCTCTTTAACGTCCTTGGGAACATACGCAGTTCGGAGCATGTGTTTAATCTCTTCGGCTTCTTGTAGAAGCCTTTCAAATTCACTCGGGTTCTTCGGGGGCATCTAGATTATTTCCTTCTATATCTACTCGGATGACTCGTCCGTGTGCTGCGTTGTTGATTTGAACTGGTACTAACTCATTCCAACGCCTTGCTAAAATTCTTGGATGCGGGGCGTCTAAATCTTCCCAGTACTGCTCCCAGACAGACTTCTTAGGATTGTTCTTCTTTTGTTTAAGTTCGTCCTTCGCCTCCCACCACTCTTTTATATCCGGTTCGATTATCTTCCAATCCTTGTATTCCGGTCGTCTCTGCCACCCGCTAACCTTCTCGATGATTTTCTTCAGGCGTTCCTTATCGGTTATAGTAGGGTCGATGGTGAATTTCTTCTCTGATATGTCTTCCTTGGCCTCTGGTGAAAGGTCGAGACCGTTATCGAGAGTGTAAACCCCCCGCTGGGCATAGACAGGGAACAGGGAGACCTCTTCCTTCGACAGAGGCTTCGCCATGAAGACGAGATCGACGGGAATTCCCTGCACCATAGAAAAACCGCGACCTAGAAGAGGAACGACACGGTTCTCGCCGTTATAGTCCTTCGGAGAAGGTAACAGGCGGGGAAGGTCCTGCCAGCCAAGTTCCGCCGACCTGTTCATAAAGGTCCTTGGTTTAATAGGTAGGAAGACGTCTACGTCTTTCATCAGTGGAGTTCCCGAGACGAAATCCCGGACCGCCCCTCCTGCGATTACCGCAGAGACTCCGTAGACCTCTTTTATTCCTGAGAGGATTAGGGTAAACAGCTCCTCTCCTCGCTTATATCTTGGACCTTCCTCTCCCCGCAATCTTGCGAACGGATCAAATCTTAAATTCGGCATACCTTAGCTGATTACCTCCTGCGCATCTTTTATATGTATTATACCACATTTTGAGAATTTGTCAAGCATTATTTGCAATTTCCCTGAAAAAAGCTGAATACGCCTGGGCGGTTCGTGCTTCCAACCCCGGTGCGGTGTTGATTTCTAGGACGTAGGCTCGATTCTGGTGTTCGTTGTAGATAATATCTACTGCTCCAAAAGCCAGCCCTGTTGCCTCAAGAGCTTTTCGTGCCTCTTCAAGAATACAAGGGAAAGCTTCTAATTCTTCTTCTTCGACGTACACGAAACCGTTCGCTAGGTTCCTTATCTTGAAGTTAGCGCCGTCAAAACCGTTTTTCTTGGCCTTGCGTTGAATGAAAATGATAGATGCCTTGCCTCCCGGCTTGCGCCCGACGTGGATACGATACTCCTGTTTCTTCTTTACGTACTGTGTATATAGCGGGGCGTTGACTAATTGGTCTCGGCGTTCTGCGATTACGATGCCGTCGCCGGAATGGGCGTGAAGCTTAGTTCGACACATCACAGGAAAGGCGTCGTCTGGAATTTCATTCTTGTTTGTCCAAAACCTCGGAATAGAAACTCCGGCTTCCTTCATCAGGTTGAAGCAGGTCAGCTTGTTTGCTGCCGGTTCGATTGTATTAGGTTGATTGGCAACACCACGTCCCTTGAATGGGCAGTCTTGCCCTCCCCAGTTGATAATCAAGTCCCCCTCACGGAACCTATACTTACTACCTTGACGACGTAGGACACGTCCTCCACAGGCTTCAGCAAGTTCCTTCGCACCGCGAGAACCTGCTTTATATGGATAGACTTTAATACTCATGCTATGCTCCAATCTTTAATGCGTCGGCGGTAGTGACGGCGGCTTGGCCTTTTTTAGTCAGATAGAAATTATTCATTGTATAGCCCCGCCGCCCCGACTGAATGTCAGTTACGATCTTCTGATAGTCACCATCCGGAATGGCGCCGTTCTTCTTCAAGTCCTCGATACAGCGGAGAGTCTGTCGATAGACGAAGCGAACTAACTCCTCACGCTCAAGCCAGAGATTACTCAAGACTCGGTATTCGACGCCGTAAGGTTTAATCCTCATCGCCCCCGGCTTTCCGTAGAGTGTCCTTCTCTCTTGATCTCTGTCCCATTCGAGAGACCGAAGCCCAAGAAACAGATCGAGATGCTTTACTAATGTTGCACATCGGATGACGTGGTCTTCTGATTTGACGTCACAGTCCTTGTCAAAGCCGATGTGGATGTGTCCCGACGCCGTCCTCAACAGCGTCTCCGAATTAGGCCGGGGATTTTCGGCTAGAGTATATGCGTTAAAATCCGGTTGACAACCCAGTTCACGAGCCTCTTCCGGCGCCTTCTTCATAATGAGATGATGGAACCGGACACTGGGTTTGATTAGGAACTTATACGTCTGTGGGACTTCGGCACGGAGTCGTTGCATCACCGTAGA